GCGCCGGTTGGACCTGTAGGACCAGTCGCCCCGGTCGCGCCCGTGGCGCCAGCAGGCCCCGTGGCACCGGTGGCTCCAGTTGCACCAGCCGGGCCAGTGGATCCGGCAGGCCCCGTGGCGCCGGTGGCTCCCGTCGCTCCAGCGGCGCCCGTAGCGCCAGTTGGGCCGGCTGGGCCTGTTGCGCCCGTCGCGCCATCGGCGCCGTCAGCACCGGCCGGACCAGTTGCCCCGGTCGCGCCCGTGGCACCAGCAGGCCCATTGCTACCAGCGGCACCAGTTGCACCCGTAGCGCCAGCGGGACCAGTCGCGCCGGTTGAGCCTACTGCGCCGTCATTTCCGGCCGCGCCTGTGGGTCCAGTTGGGCCGGTTGGTCCGGTTGGGCCGGTGGCACCAGTCGGACCGACTGCGCCGCTATCAAACCCGAGGTTTTCGAGCGCCTGCTGTTGCTGCTCGGTCGTCAGCGATTGCGGCGAGTCGTAGCGCACCAGGCCGGCGAGGCGATCTTCCTCGTCGGCTTCGGTGTCGCGCGTGGAGTCGCGCGAGATCGTGAACGATCCTGACCACTCGCGCCGGCCATCGGTTGCGGTCGTGTAGCTCTCGACATCGTAGACCCAGACCTCCTCGGGCTGGTCGACGCGGACGGCTGCCATCAGATCGGAGCCGATGTCGAGAGTGGCCGTGCTGGCGCTGGCGACGACCAGCCGGCTATCGCCGCTGCTGGCCGTCAACTTGGTCAGGATGTCGTCATAGCTGGCGCGGACGTGCATGCGCAGGTTGCGGCCAGTCAGCGTGCCGGGCGCGCCGGAGAGCGTCACAATCAGGCGCGCACCTTGTTCGGCGACGATGTTTTGAACGGTGGCAACCATCAGCGGGCCTCCAGGACAGACGAACGAAACGCGAACACCTTCTGGCCCGCGGTCGGGCTGTCGGCGGCGTGTAGTGGAACAGCGCCCTGCTGGGTGTAGTTCACCGGTCCATACCGCAGGGACTGCAGGTGGCCGTAGATCGCGCGCTGATAGCTGTCCACCCGGGTCGGGTTGGCATCTGGCATGAACACGATGGGGCGCACGCGGCCAGAGTGGGCAAGGATGCGGTCGAGGTAGTCGGTACGCCCGCCGCTTGGCCAGACCTCATCGGTTAGCATCGCCGGCAGCGTGATGTTCTGGACGCGCCCCATTGCGCGTTCTTGCGCGTAGACCTGGCGCCCGTTGCTGACCTCGAGCACGGAGGGGTCGTCGTAGCCCATAGAGTCGGCCTCGTAGGGCACGCCGGCGCGAAAGGTCAGCGCTCGCGATACCCAGATGCGCCCGATTTCGAACTCGGTGTTTGTCGTCAGGCCTTTGATGTAGAACCTGACCGCGGTCGCGGTGTAGCGCTGGGTGCCGCTGGTCGCCCAGGTTGACTTGAAGCACGTCCGGATCCACTGCTGAGACACATAGTCGCCGCAATCGGAATAGGTGTCATAGGCGCCGGTTGCGCCTGGTGTGTCGTTGTCCCACTGCGTCGTGCTGACGTTGATCAGCTCGCCGCGGAACTGTGGGGTAATGGCGCTGGTCGGGCGCAGTGTGTGCCCGAGCAGCCCGATCATCCCGACGTTGGTCAGCGCGGTGCCTACGGTCAGCGTGATCTGCGCCACTTTCGTTGTGCCGGCGCCGGTGAATTTCAGGCGGCAGGACTCGGATAGGTTGGCGCTGAACAGGTTGTCTGTGCTCGATCCCGTTACCAGAGACAGGTTCGTCAGCGTCACGGTGATGCTTCCCGCCGCCGGCAGCAGGTACTCGTAGCCGATGGTGGAGTTCATCCCCAGAGCCTCAGTGTTACAAGGTTAGACAGCGGGCGCCGACTGATGCCGACGACGAGCAACTTCGTGCCAGCGCTCATACCGAACCGATCGGACTCAAGGGCGACGGTCTGGCCGATCTCCAGCGCGTACGCTTCGGCGCGCGACATGAACGCCGAGACTCGATAGAACTTGCGCAGTTGCGAGTAGATCGAGGTAAGTTCGTCAGCGAGCGTCTGGCAGTCCTGCTCGGCATTCCATAGGGTCGCGATTCCAGACTTCACGCGCTGTGCCTCTGGCGTGCAGCGACCCATGCTGGATGCGCCAACGGCATGGCCGTACTCTGGCGCCAGGGTGCCGGTGCCAGATACCCTGATCCGGAACTCTTTCTGCAGCTCGGCGCGCGTGGCGGCCGTCATGCTGGCGCCGACAGGCACCAGCTCGTCATCAGAGTACGGCGCCCAGTTGCGCTTGCCGGCGACGATTGACGACAACCCCGGCGCCCGATCGTTGTCGGGCACAACGTCGCCATAGAGCATGTCCTGGGTCAGCGTCAGGGACGGCGTTGCGCTCGGCCCCTTAAGTCGCCCGATGCGCAACTTGTCGTCGGTGTCGAAATACCACCAGCCGCACCAGCTTTGCGCATAGTCGTTCAGGACGTTGGCGATCGACTCGGCGCGCGCCCAGCAGCCACCCATGCCGAACCAGTACGCACTCTGGATGTCGTCGAAGTCGGCGACGGTGAAATCTGCCTCAGCGATCCCGGCGACGCCCAGCAGATAGATGATCGCCTCGCGCGCAAAGTCGGTGGTGCGAATCTGCCACACGCGCACCTCGTCGATAGTCATATCGGCTGCGGTGCTGGGCTTCGTGCGGAGCTGGATCGCCGTGCCGCCAGTCGATCCGCCAGCGATGCCCTGGTGGCGGCCGGCGGAATTGATATACGGCCACCAACTCGCGCCGCCAGACTCCATGAGTTCCAGCGTTCCGGATACCCGCGTCGTCACATCGATGCGATACAGGTACGCAGCGTCAGCGACCACCGATCCCTGGGCGATCGTGCCGGACTGGCCGGAGGTAACAACAAACCGCGCCTTCTGCGAGACATCCTGGATTGTGTCTCCGCCGACCTCTGAGGTAGTCCAGCCGTCAGGATGGCCGCCAGTCCAGCTCGCGAAATCGCCGCCACTTGCGCCGGTGATCACGGCGTCATCCAAGAGCGGTGAGCCGTACACGTCGACAACCACGCGGCCGGCCGGAGCTGTTACCAGGTCAACGCCGTATTGGCCAGCGCTGGATGGCAGGTAGCCCCATCCAGTGCCGAAGTCGAGAGCCACGCCCTTATCGCGCACGGCGTTGAAGGCGATGAACTCATACTCACTGGCAATGTAGTTGTAAGTGCCGGTGGTCATGGCAGTGACGGGGCACGAGTAGGCGACGCCGAGCACCAGCGGGTTGCCGTCAGGGTTGGCTGGAATGTCCAATTTGATCGAGCGATCGCGCAGCGTCAGCCGCATTTCGCGCTCACCGGACGCTCGGATGTCGTCGATGTAGAGCACGCCGGTGCGCGTGAAGTCGGTCAGAACGCCGGACTTCTCGCCTTCGTACAGTTCGACCTTGGCGCCGCGCCAGCCCTGCTCGCTCAGCAGGTAGTCCATCCCGCCGTCGTTGTTGAACAGCACAAGCTCTCCGAACGATCCGTTCACCTTGCGATCGCCCCAAGCCACGCAGCCCACTGCGCGCTCAAGCACGGGATCGCCCTTGATGCGCGCGGCGAAGTGGCGCCAGGTGGCCCCGTCATAGGCCGAGTAACCGTTGTTGCTCAGACGACGCACGGTCGACACGTAGTCGATGGCGTACCAATCGGTGTGATATCCGGCCGGCGGCGTGTATTGGAAGCCTGAATGCACAAACCGAAACTTGGTCGTGTGTTTCGACCACACCGCCGGCACCCAGGATGCGGCGACGAGCGCGGAGAATGTCGGCGACGTGCCCAGCTCAGGATCGCCACCACCCCACCAGGTCACGCCGGCAAAGATCCACACGCAGCGTGACTCAAGATCTACACACACGCCGATGTTGATGGAGAGGCCGTAGGAATCGGCGCCGCCATCGTCATCGGTCACGCCGTTGTGTTTTACGCGCGCAATGCCGACGTTTCCGAAAGCGCCGAGCGTGTAAGCATCCGAGCCGGGCTCGGCGCCGATGGCAGCGTCCGAAGTTGCGAGCCCTACCGCGAACGGTTGCGCGCCCGCGCTGCCATCGCTCACGATCTCGACTTCGAAATACCACTTGCCAGAGCGCTTGCCGATGTCCGCCCGCACACCAGTCCATGCCGCGCCCGTCTGTGATGTCTCCACGTCCGCATTGCCGGAGCTGTAGGTCGGCGCTGGCGTCGGCGTTGGCGCAAAGTCGGTTGTGCTCCAAAGCGCGTTCGCACCTTGCGATTCGGCGGTCGCGGTGATGACGGCCAGCAGGGTATCAACAGCCATACGAACCCCCGGCAGCCAGGCGCCGAGAATCGCCGCGCTCAAGTCCGCCGCGGATGTCGTCGCCCAGCCGCCCGATCAGGCCAACGGTGTCGCGCGTCTGGTCATCCTGCCGGGCCGCAATGCGTTCCAGCGCGCGCTCGATGGCGATCACCACGCCGGACTCGCGCTGTGTGGAGGTGGTCTGCGCGGCGCTGGTCGGCATTTCTGGGATTGCGTTGGCTGCCGTCGCTGCCTTGTCTGGTGCGGCTGCGGCTGCAGTTGCCTGTGCGGCCATTGCGTTGATGGCGACGACCACGGCCGCCAGCCCATCCGCCGTGGTTCCAGTCAGGGCCGTCACCGACGAGACAATCGGCGCCGACACTGCGTCGACGCTGCGCTGGACGGCGTAGACCGCATCGACCGTTTCGCCGGTGTACTGCGACACATCAGTGATCTGGTCCAGGATGTCCGACAGTTCGTCGGTCTGGTTGATCTCGGCGAAGAACGGGGCGAAGAGCTGCTGAATGTCTGGGTTCGAGGCAAGAATCGCGTTGATGAACGCGGTTCGCGCGGCCGCGCGCTCTTCTGGCGTCTCGGCGTTCTGGAGGTTCAGGAGCAGCGGAGCAAAGAGCGCCTGCAACTCTGGTGTGAGGCCACTGATCAGTTGCTCGACCGCATCATTGATCGGGCTCAGCGCGTCGGCGATGTCGCCAAGGCCTAGGCCGAGGGCAGTATCGATGTCGCCAAGATCGACGCCGAGTTGGTTGGCGATGTTGCCGAGGTGTAGGACATTGGTCGCCGACAGGTCCGTCAGGTCTACGCCAAGGTCAGCAAAAAACCCTTCCAGATCGACGCCAAAGGTCTGCGCGAGATCGAGCAGCGGTTGCGCAGTGATCGCCGCCAGTTCGCGCAACTGCTGTGCAAGCTGCGTCGCCAGCAGCAGCCGATCGGCTTCTGTCGTGGCGCCGCCGCCGGTGGTCGTTGAGCCGATCGTGTCGCCCGTGAATCCGCCACCGCCGCCCTGATCGCCACCGCCAAGCCCTGTGCCGCCGGGCCCGGTGATCAGATCGCGCATCGCCAGCAGTTCGGCGGCCAGCGCGCGGGCAAACTCAGTGTCGGCGGTGAAGTTGCTGCCGCTGGCGTTGATCTGCCGCGAGAGGGTCAGGAACCGATTGAGCAGCTCAGGGAAGCCGGCCAGCGCTTCGGCTGCGCCTTCACCGCCGCCGCGGATCAGCGCCGAGGCTGCGTTGATCTGCTGCAGCACCTCGGAATACTGAGCTTCGGGCGACAGGCCCGACAGTTCGCCGAAGATCGACTGATTGAGCCACTGCTCCAGCGACTCAAAGCCGCTGCGGAGTTGGTCAAAGAAGTCGTTTGCGGCGACCACCGCAGGGTTGTTGGAGACACCGCCGCCACCGCCGAAGGTGCCGAATGGTTCCGGCGTGCCGTCGCCAAGCCCGGTGTTCTGGATGGCCAGTTGCGTGCGGTAGCCCAGCTGCTGCACCAAACCCTGGATGGACTCGATCAGCGCCTGACGCACTTCTGCCAGGCCGTTGCGAGCGATGCGCGCAGCCAGCGCCATCGATCGCATGGTCGCCGCGGTGTCGCCGGTGGCGTCGCCCAATTCCTGCGCGGTCGCGATGTTGTCGCGGTACCGGCGAGTCACGCCGGCGAGGCGCTGACCAAACTCGCTCAGGCCATCGTCCTGCAGTTGCTCGGTGAGGCCGCGCGTGAAGTCGGTCTGGCGCTGCGTTGCCTCGGCCAGACGCTCGCGCGCCTCTGCCGCGGTGCGCTCCGCTTCCACCACTGCGTCGGCCGCCGCCCGCGCTTCGTTGGTGCGGTAGTCGGCAAGACGGCCCTCGGCGTCGAACAGGATGCCAAGCGCGCGGCCAGCCTCCAGCCACTGCACCAGGTCTTCCGGCGTGAGCGATGCGCGGATCGCTTCGAACTGCGCGCGGAACGCCTCGCGGGCGGTGTTCGGGTCGAGGCCGATATCGCCAAGCTCGCGCGTCGCGCCATTGCGCGCGGCGTCCACCGCGGCCTGCAGGCGCTCGCCCTCGGTGTAGAAGACGTTGAAGTAGTCCTGCCACAGCGACGCCGCCTGCTGCACGCCGCCGGCGGCCTGGGCAAAGTCCGCGGCGAACTCCACCAACTGCTGCCGGGTGCCGTCGAACACCTGCCCCATCGTCGCCAGCGCGGCCTCGTAGACCTGAGTCGCGGCAGCCAGTCGGGTATAGGTCTCGATCAGCGACTCGGTAGCCTGCTGCTGCGTCTCCACGAAGTCGACGAGATCGGTCAGCGTGGCGTCGCCGAGTAGCGCGGTGCCGCGGCGAATGTCGGTGGCGGCTGCCAGCAGAAACTGCGCGCCATCCATCAGGGTTTCAGCGTCACCGCGCCAGCGTTCGGCAATGGCGGAAGCCTCGCCAACTTGGCCGACGTTCTTGATCGCGTCGTCGATGCTGCTGGTGATGCCGTCGATGATGCCGGTGGCGCTGCTGCCGACTGCCGTGCTCGCCTCTGCGGCTGACGCCTCGATGCCGGCGACGGTGGTGCCGAGAATGGCATCGATGGTGGCGATGATCCCCTCGGCGTTGATGCGGGTCGTCGCAGCCTCTGCGGTTGCCTCTTCCCAGGTGCGGCCGAGGATGTCCACGAAGAACTTGGTCGCCTTGACCTTGCCCTTTGAGTCGAACTCCTGAACCGTGCGCAGGGCCGCCGCGATCATCTCCGGCGCCGTGCCCTCAAGCTGGCGGGCGGCCTGGGTCATCGTGGCGCTGATGCTGTCGAACAGATCGCGCGCGGCCTGCGCCGCATCGGTGCCGAGTGCTGACGTGTGCGTCCGGCGACGGTCGGAACGGAACAGGCCGCCGCGCTCAAGGGTGCGGTAGGACTCGCTGCCGCCAGGGCCGTCAGCGCCAAGCGTGTAGGTCGTTGACGCGCCAGTCAGCACCGGGGCCGCGCGACCGAACAGGCGCGCATGAATGCTTGATCCGCTGAGCAGGGATGCGATCGAGCTGGATAGGCCGATGCCGCGAAGGGCGCGATCGAGCGTCGTGATGCCGCCCGCCGTCAGCGCATTGCCCAGCGCATTGCTGCCGCTGCCGCCCTGGACGTTCTGGCCATTGGGCAGCGTCAAGCTACCACCGCCAGCGCGCCAGCCTTGGCTGAACATCGACATGTTGGCCATCATGCCGGCGACGATCCAGCCGATGATGGGGATGGCGCCCGCGATGCTGCCGCCACCGCCTGACCATGTGCCGACATTCCCACCGAGACCGGCGAGGCCGCCAGGGTTGCCGGCGCCGGTTGCTGCGCCGCCGCCACCGAAGAGCCCGCCGAGGATTCCGCCAGCGCCCCCGCTCCCACCGCCGAACAGCGTCCCGGCGATGTTGCCCATCCCGCCCGTTGGCAGACTGCTACCCAGGATCGAATTCAGCAGCGGATTGATGATCTGCAGGCGCGCGATCTCGGTCAGCATCTGCGCAACCGTTCGCTTGATGGTGTCGAGCATCGAATCGCCGAGGTCTTTCACGGCCGAATCGATGTTGTCGAAGTTGAACAGCACCTCGGTGCCGAAGTTGCCCAGCGCGCTCGACATCGCGTCGGAAATCGGGCCAAGGACCGCGGCGAAGTTCTCGGCCTCCTGCTTCATCGCCAGCAGGTTGCGGATCACGCCCTCTTCCGCGGCGGTCAGCGGGCCGAGGCTTTCGGTGACGCGTCGGAATTCGGCCTCAAGGCGACCGCTGTCGCCGGCGCGCATGTCGTCGATCTCGAACATGAGCGACTGGACTGCGCGCTGGAACGGGGTCAGCGCTGCGGCGACCTTGGCAGCCTCCGCGGCCGTGTCCGCAAATTCCTTCTGCAGCAGGGTAACTGCGTCGGTCAGTTCCTCGGTGGTCTTCTTGCCGGCGGTGTGCGCGGCGACCAGCTTGAGCACTTCCTCGGCGTACTTGCGTTGCGCTGCTTCGGCTGGGCGGTAGCGCTCCAGCAGGCGCTGCAGAATCTGGTCGAATCCGTTGGCAGCCTGCTCGGCGTCGCGCGTTGCCTCTGCGGCCAGGCGCTCGGCCTCGGCGCGTTCCTTTTCGGCCGCCGCCGCGGTCTTGCTGGAATTGGCCAGGCGCTGCAGCAGTTCCTGGATCCGCTGCGTGTTCGCCAGTTGCTCGGCGGTCGGTCCGGTTGCTGTGCCCTGGGTTGCGCGCAGTGATTCGAGGGCACCCACGAGGTCGTCAATATCTTCGCGCATGCCGTCGGCAGTGGCGCTCCAGATAGTCTTGACGCGCGCCGAGTGCGCCGCAAGCTCGCGCTCGAAGGTGCTACCGAAGTCGCCCGCTGATTCCTTGGCGATCTGGCTCAAGTCGCCGCCGCGTAGAAACTCCGCAAGGCCGCTGGCGGTGCGCTTCATGTTCGCGGCTGCTGACTCTGCAAGCCTGATCAGGAAGTTGATCGACTCGGCCGCGGTCTCGAAGACCCCGATGACGGCCCGAGCGATCACGTCCATGCCCTGCTTGACCAGCGAGGCCGAGATCACGATGCCCTTCATCACGTTGACGATGCCGTCGGCGGCGACATACACAAGCCCGCTGTCGGTGATGAACTTGACGAAGCCGCCGGACAGATCGGCCAGTGCCGGTACCACGCGCTCGGCGAGCTGGTTGCCGAAGCCGGTGAACGCGCTGCTCATGCGCGTCACGTTGTCGTTGAGCTGCTGCGAGGATTCGGCCAGTCCACCGGACACGACGAGGCCGAGGGCTTCGGCCTCCTTTGTCATGTCGCGCAGACCATTGGCGCCGGAATTTAGGAGCGGAATCAGGGCGACGCCGCTCTTGCCGAACAACTCCTGCGCCAGAGCGGCCTTAGTGGCGCCGTCGCTCATGTCGGCGAACAGGCCAGAGATGTCGGTCAGGATCTGATCGGACGGGCGAAGCTGCCCGTAGGCGTCGCGAGTCTTCACGCCGAGCGCTTCAAGCGCCTGGCTCGCCTTGCTCGACTCGTCAACGATGCGCTTGCTGAGCTGCGTGAACGCGCCCTGCAGCTGCTCCGTGCTGACATCCGAGAGCGCGGCCGCGAAGTTGAGCTTGCTGAACTTCTCGACCTCGACGCCGGCCTTCTGCGCAGCCTTGGCCAACTCGTCGGCGCGATCGGTCGCTTGCTTGATCGCAGCACCGATACCGACAGCAGCGGCAGCCAATCCGGCCGCCGCCGCCGCCAACCCGACTTTCAGCGCGTTATCGAGGGACTTGGAGAACTTCGCCGCCTCGCGCTCGGCCTTGCTGAACTCGGTGACGAGATCAGCCGTGTCTGCGCCGAGGTAGACGACCAGTTTTCCAAGCGAACCGCCGCCGCCGATCATGCGATTCTCTTCGCCATGATGTTGACCATGTGGATTTCCTCGGGGCGCAGTTCACCGGGGCGCGTTGCATGCGCCTTGCGGTAGTCGGGGATGAAGTCAGACGCCTTGGCGTCCTTGTTGCCATTCACGGCGCAGATCACGGCGCAGAGCTGGCCGAACCGGTAATCCATGCGCGCCTGGTCGGGCGGATTCACTCGCCGGTAGCGCAGCCATTCGGTCCACTCTTCGTGCGTGAGCCGCTGCTCCAGTTCGCCCTGCGTCGCGCCCATCGCGAGACACAGGTCGAGGAACAGCTCTCGCGCCGGGGTTAGTTTCCCGCTTCTTCTTCCGCGGGCGCATTGATCTTGTTGGCCTCGCGCACCGCCTTGCCGAGCGCGCGCACCACTTCGGCGGGCAGCTCATCCAGCACCTGCTGAGTGCCGGCGAACACCGGGGCGCCCTGGTCGTCGACGATGGCGCGAGCGGTCAGCGAAGCGTCGGCGCGGAACAAGCCGTCGCGGGTCGGCTTGAGATCAGGGCCGATAATCTCGGCCTGCCACTGCGACACCTCGCCGGCAGACAGCTTGCGAATGGACACCGTGCCGACGTTGGCGACTTCGACAACGGCCGGAACGCGGTTGAACAGGCCCTGGAATGCGGCCAAGTTGGTCAGTTTGGACATGAGTTGCTCGAATAGTTGCGGGGAAACCGGCGCCGAAGATCGGCGCCGGGTGGTGCGTGCCATCAGGCTTACGCCTTCCAGCTCGGGGTGATTGCGCCGGACACCTCAACCGTTACGCGGGCGCGCCAGGCGTCGTTCTGCTGACCCTGCAGCACGATCTGCTTCACCGTGCCGCTGAACGGGAACACAGTGCGCGTGGTGGGCACGGTGACGGTGCCGGCGGCGATCGCCACATCGGTGGAACCGTCCGAGAACGCCAGCCAGAAGTTCGTCACCTCGGCGCTGGCGCGCTTGGTGTAGATCTCCTGCATGCTGGTCTGGCTGCCGAAGTTGCATTCCATCGTCAGTTCGCCGTTGTCGGTCAAGCCGGTCAGCTTTTCCTTGGCGGTCGAATTCCAGTCCGTCACATCGATGGTGTCGGTGCTGCCGCCGCCGATGCCGTCCATGCTGCGGATTTCCGCGATGTTCACGATGGTGGCGCCAGTGCCGGTGCCCTTCTTCATGAACAGCTCAGTGCCCTGCGTTTTGAGGGCGTTGGTCGTACTCATTGCTGCCTACTCCTGCTGCTGCGGTGATGGGCCACGCCCTCGGCGCGGACCGGAAAAATCAGCGGGTCGCGAAGAACTCGAAATCGAAGGACCGCCGGAACTTGCGGACGTCTAGGTCGTAGGTCTCGCCATTCCAGGCGACCACGAACCCGCGTGCATCCAGTGCCGAGGCGATGGTTTCGGCGATGCTCTTGGCGTCGTCGTAGGTCGCCGCGTAGGCGTCGAACTGGACGCGTACGCGATCCATACCCGCGAAACCGCTGAGCGTGTTCTCGGGTGTGCCGGCGGCGCCGAGGTACACGACCCACGAACTCGCGCCGCTCGCGCCGGACACCGCTTCTGGCGCGATAACCGGGTAAATCCGTGGTGGCGATCCAAGCGCCGCCGTGACTGTCGACTCGGCCGACAGCCATGCGTAAACCTGCGAGGTGTTCATCGGCCTGCTTTAGCTACCCGTTTGGCGATCGCCGGAACCGCTGCGCGCAGATCGTTGGTGATGCTTGCCAGCATGCTCGGCGCCGTCGATGCGAACGCCGGCCGGATGAAGGGTTGTGCCGGCATCTTGGCGGTGCCGAACTCGATCATTCGCCAGTAGTAGGCGCCGCGCCGATCGTTGCGCTTCTTGCCGGGGCGGACGCCGATCACAAACAACTCGCCGAGCCCGAACTGATCAGGCGCGCGCTCACGCGCGGAGAAGACCGCGCCAGCGAGGCGCCCGGTTCGCACCGGTGCCGCGGCCCTGATCGCGTTGCGCAGCTGGCGCGCAGCTTTGGCCAGCGCGGATCGGATCGGGCGCTTCTGGAACTCAACCGGGTAGGCGCGGATCGCGGCCAGCGTGTCGGACAGGCCCTCGATGCGGATCTTCTCGGTGGTGCTCATCCCCAGGCCGCCACTTCCGCGCCGCCCTCGACTGTGATTCGCCAGCGGCCGGGCACGGCGATCTCGAACACGTGCACACCTTCGGGGCCAAGGTGCCCGCTGTGCTCGCGCACCCAGGCGCCGCGGTGCGTCATGCGGTCGGCGATGAACGGCGCGTGCTGCTGGCCGATGATCTCCACCCAGGTCGGCATATCGGTGGTGAACTCGCCGCCATCGGCGGTGCGCCACCACGACGACATGCCCGGTTCTGGCTCGGGATCGGATACGAAGCCCATCAGACGGTTCCCTGCTCGGTGCAGCGCAGCTCCATTTCGGCTCCGCGCTCGTTCCGGTCGATGCCGCCGAGAATCTGGAAGATGCGCGCGCCGAACAGAACGCGGCATCGGGTGGTCAGGTCGGGCACGTAGCGGCAGACAATGCGGATGTCGTGTTCGGACTGCTCAGCGCCGGCGGCGATCAACTCGCGGCCAGACAGCGGCTCGATGCCGGCCCACACCGTCGCAAGCGTCGCCCACGACTTGACCACCTGCCCACTGGTGCCGCTGCGGGTCTCGGTAGGCGTCTGAATCGTGACCTGGTTGCGGAGGCGGCCGGCGCGCATCAGTCGGCCTCGTCGAGTTCGGCGCCGAGCACGTCGCAGCGATGCGCGGCCAGCAGCGATTGCACCGCCGGGTTGGCGATGTAGCTGGCGCCGATGATCGACGCCTCGCGGTTCTCGTAGAGGTCGGCCAGCACCATCATCAGCGCGGCCTTTACGTCATCGTCAGCGGTCGCCGCTCCCACCACGTAGGTGACGGTCACGGCGGCGAACTGGCAGCGCGTCACCGGCCAGCAGTAGCCGTATGCCGGGGCGATGCGCGCTGGCACGGTGTCCAGGTCGGTCTGGTAGCGGTCGGCGGCGAGCGTCTGGGTGGCGCCGTCGCCATCGACGTACGTGATCGATGTCACCGATGCGGCCGTTCCCCACGGCAGCCGGATCAGGCCGTCGCCATCGTCGGGGAATTCATCCATGCGCAGGCGGAGCGTCTGCGTCATCAGGCCACGACGGCAGTAGCGCTCGATCCAGCGGCGAGCCGCCTTGATGCGGCCGGCGATCAGCGTGTCTTCGGCGGTCGAACTGACGCGAAGGTGCGTCTTCGCCTCAATGACCGTCACCGGCTCAACGGTGGGAGCGGTGACGACGGCGAGGCTAGCCACCTTTGTTCTCCGGGGCGTTGCCGAGGTCGCGATTCTCAGGCGCCTGCGTCGCAGCAGCCTCCACCAACGGGTTCGGGTGCCGGTTGTGGTTGTAGTTGTGCTCGATCTCAGCGGCAGTCGGCAGCGTCTCGCGCTCGGTCATGGCAACCGACACGCCGGAAGCGTCGCGGGTGAACGCCAGCTCCACGCAGTCGTAACCGTAGAAGCGGCGCACCTGGGGTTCGCATGCGTCCATCAGGCTTGTCGTCTTGGGCATGGCGATCTCGATGCCGCTGGCCACGGCGAGGCCGAGCCAGAACTCGACACACGCGCGGCCCTTCTCGGCCTCGTGGCTGTCGGGATAGGTGAAATCCATCCCGAAAACGGTGATTTTCTTGGCGCCGACGTGGATCGCGTAGGCGATCGCATAGGCCGCGGTGTTGTTGAAGTAGCTGGTCGGGAAGCGCGTCATCACATCGGCGAGGGGGAACTCGCGCAGGCCCGGGTAATCGGGGTGCAGACGGCTGGTGATCACCGGGCCGGTGTAGGTCTTCAGCCAGCGCAGCATGTAGGCGATGTTGCTCTCGGGCATGGCAGCGGAACGAATCTCCTGGATTCGCACATCATCCATGTGGAACACCAGGTCGCAGCCGAAGACGTCGCCCAGCGCGTTGATTGCCCACACCTGATCGCAGAACGCATGACGCCCGCCGATCCGCTTGGTGATCTCAAGAAACTGCCGGACCGATGGGCCGAGGCCGAGGATGGTGATATGCACGCAGTGCAACTCCAGTAGGAAAGGATGGGCGGCGACTTGCGCCGCCGCCCGGTTGCGTTACGGATTGCTGATCGGAGCGATGGCCGGCGAGAACAGCAGCGCCGTCGCCGAGATGCAGCCAACCGAGGTGACGCCGGTCTGGACGGCCAGCAGTTGCACGTAGCGCTTGGTGCCCTTGTAGCCCAGGCGCTTGCTGACTTCCTTGGTGGTGCCGGCAGTGCGCGGCGTGGCCGCCAGGAGGCTCGCAAGCGTTTCGGTACCGATCAGATCGGCGTCAGCGACGCTGGTCATGGTGCCGGTGACGTCGCCTTCTTTGGCGATCAGCGTCACCACGGTGCCGGTGGTCGTGACCGAGCCATAGCTCACCAGGAACTCGACACCGCCATAGCCCTGACGGTCGATGATGTTGCCGGTCTTGGTGGCGTTGGCGCCGATCGCCGCTGGAATGATGGCCAGCACCTGCTTCACGTTGTTGTGCAGTTCCACGTTGAATCTCCTTGCAGGTTGGGTTGCCCCGGCCGAAGCCGGGGCCTGGTCATCAGGCAGCGAACTTGATCGCCTTGATGGCGTCGAAGTCGAGCACCGCGCCACCGGTACGCCGCGTGCTGTAGAACTTCACGTAGGGCTTGTCGGTGAACGGATCGCGCAGCACGCGGATGCCCATGCGGTCGACGATCTGGTAGCCGGAGCGGAAGTCACCCAGGAAGCACGACAGCGAGTCGGTGGCGAGCGCGGCGATGTCGGCCATGATCTCGATCGGGTAGCCGAGCAAGCGATCCGGCTGGCCCTGCTGCAAACCGGGCTGCCACATGTAGGCGTTGGTGGTCGCTTCCTTGAGCTTGCGGATCGCGGTGATCACCTCGCGCGTGGTCGCCCACACCGCGTTGGCCAGATACGGAGCCTTGAACGCGCCGATCAGGGAGAACAGGCAGTCGGCCGGGCTGGACGATGCGAACGCGCCATTGGCGCCCGACTTGACGTGCTCCAGCTGACCCCAGGTGCGCGAGCTATCGTCGGTGGCCGCGGTCGTGTAGCTGGCGAAGCCGCGCGGCTGGCCGACGCCGGTACCGGTGACGAACGCCGTCGCTTCCGTGCGGGCGAATTTGTCGGCGACCTTCATCGCCAACCACTGCTCGATGTCCACGGCGGCATCGTCCAACAGCTTCTGCGTGGCCTTCGGCTGCGAGTACATCTCGAATGCTTCGATCTTGTACTTGCCGAGCGTCGGCGTGGTCGAGTCGCTGCGGGTGCCGACTTCACCGACCCAGCCGCACGAGGCCTCGTCGCGGTCGTACAGACCTTCAAGCGCATCGGTCGAGATCAGCTGCACCGACGCGAGGCGACGCACAGCGCTGGTCTCGTTGACCTTGGTCACGATGCGACCGACCATCGACGGCGGCAGCAGGTAGCCGCCATCCGAGTCGACGCCAGCCTGCATCGCCTTGATCTGCTCGGGCTGCATCGGGGCCGCGCCCTTGCGCATGAACTCGATGAACGCACCCTTGTAGGCGCGATAATCCTCCGCGCTCAGGTCGGCGCCATCCTTGCCGGATGCCTTGCGCGACAGGTTGAACGCCTTGACCTCGGCGCCGATGTCCTCCGGGTCGGTGCCGGTCTTGGCCAGCCGGTTGTTCGCCAGCTCGATGCGCTCGATTCGTTCCTTGAGCTCGCCGGTCTTGTTCAGCTCGGCGTCGATCTTGGCCAGCTTGGCTTCCAGATCGGCGACCGACTTGCCTTCAGCCTTGGCCTTGATGAGCGCGTCATTCGTGGCCTTGAATTCCTCGAACGCGCGGCCCTGGGTCTCGATGAGGCCCTTGAGTTCCGTCATATCAGACATTGGATTGTCCCTTGAGTGAGGTGATGGCGTTGCCGCGCAACAGCAGCGCAGCTTTGATGGATGCCATGTCGTCGGGCTCACCCCGTCGCGCAATGGACTTGATGCGGGCAATCACTGCCAGCGCCTGCGATTTGCTGAGCCCACCCACTTCGCGCAGGTAGGTCTCGACATCCGCCAGGGATTCGATGGCCTCGACTTGCTTGACCGCGCTGACGCGCGCTTCGTCGTTGGCCGGAAACGTGACCAGGGAGACTTCCCAGAGGTCGACTTTCTTGAGGGTGCGGATGCCGGTCAGCTTGTCGTAGCTGTCTTCCCGGGTGATGAACCCGATCGATAGGCCAGACAGCGCGCCCATCTTGAGCAGCTCGTGCGCCTCGGTGCCGCGGGATACCTTCAATGCCAGCTTGCCGGACACCAGCAGGCCGTGACCGTCTTCGGCAACGCGGGTATAGACGCCGATCGGCTCGCCGCCGCGGTGCTGCCAGAGCATTGCTGGCGCGCGGCCCTTCGCCTTGAGGCTGGCCAGGCTGTCGTTGAACGCGCCAGGCGTGATGATCTCGCCGTAGCTATCGACGTTGCCGAACACGGAGCCGTAGCCCGTGAACGTGCCATCGTCGCCGACCTCCTTGACCTCGAAGGGGCGATCCAGAAACTCGCGCATGTGGTGCTCCTACTTCGCGACTGGCGCGACGTTGATCGAATCGCGGCCGAGCCGCATGAGGTTGCCGGGCACATAGCGGACATCGCCGTCAGGCCCGATCGGTGGCAGGTTCTCGCGCTTGCGGATCTCGTTTGCGCTCAGGGCGCCGACGCCGTGCAGGCTCTTGTAGAGCTCGCCGCGCGCAGCGCTGTCGCCGCGCAGTAGCGCATCGACGAGGAACTCCGCGTACATCGTCTGCCGCTCCGCCGGCGTCAGCAGGTCGCGCCGGATCGCCGCTTCGATGCGACGCAGCCAGGGGCCGAGGGTCTGCACCACGAACTCGATCGCCGAGTGCTCGATGTTGCTGTGCGTCGCGCGCTCCAGGTTCGCGACCATATGCGGCGGAACCCGGTAGATCGCGCAGATGTCGGTGCTGGTGAGTTGGCGCTGCTCGATGTACTGCATATCGGTGTTGGACATCTGCAGCTTGGCGAAGTCCATCCCGTCTTCGAGGATCGCGGTCTTTCCGGCATTGGCGCCGCCGGCATACATCGCCTCCCAGGACTCGCGCAGACGCTTCAACGCCGCTTCGGTCAGTCCCTTCGGGTGCTTCAAGATGCCGGACACGCGCGCGCCAGACTTGTACGACCGCGCTTGCGCCTGCGTGCCCGCAATCTGCAGGCCGATGGTCTCGCGGTTGTACGCGATCGGCGACAGTCCGCCCCACCCTTTCAGCCGGCGGTAGCGGATGTGGAACATATCGGCCGGCAGCACGGTGCGCTCGTCGCCGTTGGGCGCCGCGATCACGTAGTACGGGGCGCCGGTCGCGGCCTCCTTGACCACGACGTTACCCGGCAGCAGCGGGAACAGTTCGGCCAACTCCTGCCGCCCGGGCGTTCCGACCATGCCCTTGAGCGCGTAGAAGTTGCCGGACAGGCCGACATGGCAGACGGCCTGCTCCCAGAACTCAAAGGCGGTCGTCCATTCGTTCGGCGCGTCGTGCAGCAGGCCGTAGAGCCGGTGCTTCGTGGCGCGCTCGCGTTCCTCGGTGCCAGCGCCGACGTACAGGTGACAGGGCAACTGCGCGACCGATTCGGACAGCACGGCGATGCAGGCGTAGACGGTCGCCACGGTCATCGCCGTTTCGGAATTCACGGCCACGCCCGAACTGGTCTCGTTGCCGCCGGCCAGGATCTTCGCCAGCGACGCAGAGTCGATCGCATGCCCCATCGTGTAGGACTTGCGGCCGAATAAGTTGCTCCACCAGCTCATCCGAGTGTCACCATGCCACGGGATTCGTACACGCTGTCGGGCTCCACTTCGGTTAACGCAACGCCCACGGCCATAAACAAGGCCGCCATTGAATCGATCTTGTCGCTACTCCGCTGCCGGTCTGGCGCGGTGTTTCCGTTCACATCCTTGCGCGCGACCAGGTTGGCCGCGCACCAGGTCAACACCGGGTCGCCGTCATGCACCAGCGTGCCGCCGATGTAGGCGCGTTCCACTTCCTGCATGGCCGGGTGGTAGCTCTTCGCGCCCTGAATAAACTTGACCATCGGTGCGCCGGCTTCCGTCAGCCGATTGCTCAGGTCTTGCGCGTTCCACGGATCGAAGGCGATTGCTCGCACATCGAACTGCTCGCGCAGGTTGTTCAGATCGGCCTCGATCACCGCGTAGTCGGTGACGTCGCCCTCGGTCTCGACCAGTCGGCCAGCGGCAACCCACGCCGCATAGTCGACCGTCCCGCGCTCTGCTCGCGTCTGCACCGAAGCCTTGGGCACGTAGCCGCGGCCGTAGGTCAGCCACTTGCCACCCTCGCGCCAGACGATCCGCAGCACGGTCAGGTCGCGCGTGCTCGCGAGATCCAGGCCGACCCAGCACTTGCGGCCGGCGAGCGCTTCGAGATCGACCACGCCGGCGCACTTCGACCAGCGGCCGAGGTCCGTCCAGCCATTTGCGACCGAGGCAGCGCGGTTAAGGCGCTTGATCCGGAACTCGGCCAGCTTTCCCGGCATGCCCTTGGCCTCAATCGCTTCCTTCGCGATCTCTTTGCCGAGCAGCGGGTTCACATCCATCAGCGGGTTGGCTTTGTGCCAGCTCGCCGCGTCAAAGTCCTTGTCGTCCTTGTCGACTGCGTACAGCACGAACAAGAAGTGGTCCGCCTGCAGCACGCCGTTCAGGACGTGGTGCGCGAAGGTGCGGATCTCCGGCCAGGGACCGGGTGTCTCGTAGCCCTCGGTTGTCGTGTAGAGGAACAACGGCGAGCGCCTGGCGCCGGCCGCCGACTTCAACACGTTCAGCAGGTCGTGGTCCTTGTGGGCGTGGACCTCATCCAGGCACACCGCCGACGGGTTCAAGCCGTCCTGGGTGCTGGCCTTGGCATGAATCGGCTTAAAGGTGCCACCGTTCTCATATCGCGCAATGGCCTTGGCGAATGGTTCCAACAGGAACGCTTCGCGCAGATCACTGGTCTTTTCTACCATCCGCTTCGCGACCTTCCAGACGATCGATGCCTGATCGTAGGTAGTCGCCGCGCTCAATACCTGGGCGCCTGGCTCATCCTCGCAGCACAGCACGTAGAGCAGGATCGCCGCGGCCAGTGTTGACTTTGCGTTCTTACGCGCCACCGCGAACAGCGCCGAGGTGAAGCGCCGCGTGCCGTCATGGTTGCGGAACCCGAACAGCTGGACAACGAACCAGACGTGCGACGGGTGCAACACGATGGTCGGCGTGTCCCAGACGCCCTCGACGTGCGGCAGCTTCTCGATGAAGTCGCAGGCGTTGCAGGCCTCGGCTTCATCGAATCGGTACGGCCATCGCGGCCCTGCCCGTTTCAGGTCATCTAGGAACCGTTTGGCGCCGAGCCGGATCCACTTCCCGAAGCGCTTGCCCTTGCGATCGGCTATCGCCTCGCGGGCGTAGGCCTTGGCAATGGCGATGTAGTCACGCGATCCGCTTTCCGCCCTGGCGCTTGTTGGCGCTGAATGCGTTTTCCTTGGGCGCTTCGCCACTCGGTTTGACTTTTCCTCTCGCGACCGGCGTCAAGCCAAAGTCGTTCATCAGGGTGCGCAGCGTTCCGACCATGCTTGCGGTTGGCGCCTCGCCAGCCGCGTAGAGCTGCACGCACTTGCCATGCAGCGCACACATCTGCCCCAGCGCGGAAAGGTCCGCCTCCGTGAGCAGCATGTTCGCGACCAGGATCGGCGCGATTCGGTCCCACTCCATGACGGCGTGGGCGTTTGGCAGCCAGGACGGCGCCGGGGGCGCCAGCGACACGGGCGGAATCTCAAGAGACGGGGGTGCTTCGCGGCAGGGCCGCTCGGTGCCGGCGACCGCCTTCAGGTGGCTCGGCTTGCGAGGGGCGCCCATCGATCAAAACCCGTTTAAGGAATTTGGCCGCGCGAAAATTTGGG